TGAAAGCCGCGCATTGCGCGGCTTTCGCGTATCTGGCATATGGGTTTAAGCCGTCTCGACTGCTTCCAAAGCGGTGATAGTGTCCACTGAGTGTCCACCTCGAAACGCCAAAGGGTTGAGATTGACCACTTCGGCCATGTGTCCAGGACTGAAATGTGCGTACTTCTGAGTCATAGCTAGAGTCGCGTGACCAAGCACTTTTTGAAGGGTGATGATGTCACCGCCATTCATCATGTAGTGGCTGGCGAAGGTATGACGCAAAACGTGGGTCAGTTGCCCCGCTGGTAGATCCAGCTTCGCAATTTCGACAGCCCGCCGAAATATGTCATAGCAAGGCTTGAACGGTAGGGCCTTCAACAGACGCCGCTCCAGCGCCTTGGTGATTGGCACAGTGCGATTCTTGCTCGACTTCGTCTTGTGGTACTGGATACGCTGCTGGCGCACCTGGCGCGGCTGCAGACCCTCAGCCTCGCCCCAACGGGCCCCCGTGGATAAACACACCTCTGCGATCAGCAGCGTGTCACTGTCCAGCGCTTGCACGCACTCCAGGAAAGGGCCGATCTGTTCAAGAAGCAGATACGCCATCTCAGTTTCATCAAACCGGAGCCCGCGGACATTGCCCAGCGGGTTGTCCCCATCCCATTCCCCTAAACGCTTTAGCTCGTTGAACACGGCCCGCATGTAAGCCAGCTCATGGTTCAGCATGTTCGCGCTTATGGGCCTGCCTGGCTGCCCCTCTTTGGTGTACCTGGAGTGCTTACCCTCGGCACGCTCAGCACGGTATTGCGCAAAATGTGAGGCGTTGAACCGCGAGGCCATGGGGTTGCCCATGCGCTCGGCCATCAGATCCAGCAGATCCCGACGCTGCTGCCCACTCTTCAACGTCTTGCCGTGGAGCGTGTACCAACGATCGATCAGGTCCGTCAGCCTGCGCGGGTCGGCCTTGGGCTTCTTCTCGAACTCCCCTCGCGCACCATCACCCATCACACGATTTTGGTAATAGAGCGCCTCACTTTTGCTGTGAAACTTCTTCCGAATGCGCGGCCCGTTTCGCCCCTCTGGTCGGCAGTCCACTAGCCATTCGCCATCTGCCGTTTTCTTGATCGACATGATTAGACCGGGCTGACCTGGCCAGACTCTGGCGCGGTCTGCTCGATCATCAGCCACAGGGTGTACTTCGTGAAACGTGGGTGGTTTACCACCTTGGAAAGCGCCGTAAAGCCCATCTCAAACAGCGAAGACTCATATTTCTTGTATGTGCTGATGCTGAACCCCACCAGTTCACAGAATTCCGACTGAGTTACGCCTTCCTTCGCTCGAATCGCCTTCAGCTTCGACGCCAAATCCATTTCTACCCTCTCTTGACAAGATCCTATATAGGACCCAACATGGAACCCATATAGGAACTTTGATCCCCAATATTCGACAGAGGTTAGCAGAATGCAGATCACCATCGACACGCCCTACGTCACAGTCGGCGAATACGCCAAGCGCTCAGGACAGTCAGATTCAGCCATTCGGCGCGAGATCGAGCTGGGCCGCTACATCATTCGTCCAAAGGCCGAAGGGTCCAAGTCAGCCGTGCTTATCAACATGGTGCACATCGCCATGGAAGCAGCAGAGCAAGCCGAGCGCGCACGCGGTGGCAAGAGCAGATCACAAGCCGGTAAGGCATAAGGGGCCGGCAATGCAATTTGAGGACATTTATCGTCTGGAAGTCGTGACCGCTCTCGAAAACGACCGCGACCTGGACTTCAAGGACATGAAAGGCGACAAGTATCTGCAGAAGGGTATTTGCCCTGGCTGTGGAGAGCGGACGCTCTATATCGCTCGCAAACAGCCCTATCAGCTCAAGTGCAACCGCCTCAATCAATGCCAGTTTGAGGAAAAGACACGCCAACGCTACTCGTACCTTTTCGAGAATCTGAGCGAGCGTTTCCCCCGTACCGACCTGAATCCGAACGCTACGGCAGACGCCTATCTGCAGCGTAACCGCGGCTTCGATATCAGCAAGATGAAGGGGTGGTACACACAGGGCCGCCGTCCAATGGAGGATGGCCAGTGGGCAGACACGGTTCGCTTTCCTCTCTGCAATGGTCATTGGGAACGGATTATTGACACCACCATGGTGAAGGCCAATGGAGGTAAAAAGGCCGGAATCAAAAAGAGCATGGACTACCAGGGCGATTGCTGGTGCCCGCCCGGCATGACTATAGAACCGGGAGATACCATCTATGTCGTTGAGGGGATTTTTCACGCTATCGCTCTATTCCTGGCCGGCTTCAAGGCTGTGGCCTCAATCTCGGCGAATAACTTCCCCTGGAAGCTGGTCGAGGAGCACAAAGGTAGAAAAGTCCGCTGGATCATCGCCCTGGATGACGACCAGGCAGGCCACTCTGTAATTCCCAAGTACCGCCGCCAGCTGCACGACATGGACGAAATTGCTTGGGTTGCGCTCGCCGGTGCCGATCGCGACTGGGACGACGTTTACCGAGACGGCCAGCTAGATGAAGCGTTCCTGAGAGAGGCGTGCTACCGAGGACGCCTGTTCGTAGCCAAGAGCCCCGCCAAGAAAGCCCACCTCCTGTTCATCAAACGTGAAAAGGGGTTCTTTCTCCTGGACTTCGGGAACCGTCTTTATTCGGCCAAGGTGGATCTGCACGAACTGAGAAATGCCATGGAAGACGGCGAATCAGTTGAAAGCAATTGGGCTGTCTTCGACAAGCACTGCGAGATAAAGCAAGTCGCGAACTGCGTTCCTCACTTTGAATACATACAGCGCGACGCCATCAGCGGCGACCAACAGTTTTTCTTCCAGTTCACCTTCCCCAACAAGGCACAGAACTGCAAAGAGCCACTGGCCCCGAACTCGATTGGTGACCCCCGTAGCTTTGCAAAGTCTCTCCTCGAGCGGACACCTGGTGGAAACTTTGAGGGCGGTGAAAAGGTGCTGGCCATGCTGCGCAGCACCTGGCTGGAGAATGCCTTAACCGTCCGCGCCCTGCCCTTTGTGGGCTACGACGCGACCAGCAAAACCTACTGTTTCCAGAAGTTCGGTTATCACAAAGGCCGTGAGTACCTGGCTAACGCTCATGGCTATCTTGAGGTGGGTAGTTCGGGGCTGAAAACCTCGCTCAACAGCCTTTCAATCGTGCGAGGTGCGGACTTCGACGGGGACTGGATCAAGGACTTTCTTGCTGTACACCATCTGAATGGTCTGACCGCACTCAGTTGGTGGACGGCCTCCCTGTTCGCGCAACAGATCCGGACCAAACAAGAGTCCTTTCTATTTCTGGAATTGACGGGGGACGCTGGCGCCGGGAAGTCCAGCCTGTTGCGCTTCCTATGGCGTTTGGTCGGCCGCTCGAACTTTGAGGGCATCAAGCCCAACAGCAGCGGAGCAAGTGCGATCGGTCTAACACGGGCACTTTCCCAGGTAAGCAATCTACCGGTGGTGCTGATCGAGTCGGACACTCAGACCATCGATGCCCAGGGCCGTGCGGTGGTAAGTCAATACAACTGGGAGAACTGGAAAAATCTGTTCGACCACAACGCAACGTTGCGCACGATCGGCGTCAAGTCTTCCACCAATGACACCGACAGCCTGATATTCCTGGGAACGCTCTGTATCGCTCAGAACGCCAGCGTGGAAGGTTCCGAGGCCATCCTAACCCGCATAGGTCACCTACATGCCACCCGGGCTCACCACACACCCGCCTTGAAGGAAGTTGCAACCCGGCTCAACGCCCTTTCCACCGAGGACCTGGCCGGCTACCTACGCCACTGCCTAGAGCGGGAAAGCACCTGGTTGCAGCACTACTTCGACGCCTTCCCAGGGTATGAGAAGCGCCTACAGATGAAACCTGCGCTTCAACATCAACGAATCGTGCTGTGCCATGCACAGCTAATGGCCGCAGCCAAAGCCACTCAGACCCTGTTTCCCGGGTGGAGTGAGAAGGACCTGGAACAGGTCCTAGATCACATCGAAGAACGCGCCATGCATCGCCAGAGCCGCGTCAGCACAGAGAACCCGACGGCCGCTAGGTTCTGGCAGATCTATCACTACCTAAACGAAAGAGCAGTAACGACGACGGACAGTGACGGATCGCGGGACACCATCCAAGAGACACTGAATCACAGCTCCGATCGGAACCTGATCGCTATCAACATCGAGCACTTCCATAACGCCTGCCGACTCGCAGGGCAGGAAATCATTCACGCGACCCAACTACAGAGAGCGCTGCCGCATAGCACCTCTTACACCTTTGTCGAGATCCGCAAAATTCGCTCGGTTATCGAGAAGCGCCCGCTGAACTGCTGGGTGTTCCGGAAAGGGGGAAACGGTGATGACCGTCGTGGGTGAGAAAAGCCGTATGGAGGGGAAAAACAGCATTTTAAAGAAAATGCGCGTGTTCCCACCGGATAGCCGGAACATCCGGAACATTTTCAATGATCCAATAAATTATCTATATAAATCAAATAGATACATAGAAAACCCTCATCTAGACAACCGGAACAAATCCGGAACATTGCCGGAACACACCGGAACAATCGGGCAAAGGATGTTCCGGAAATGTTCCGGCTATGAATTTTTCCGGAACATCGCTGCAGCCCTTGTAGATGAAGGCTTACAGAGCTTTTTCGCCAATCCGATGTTCCGGAATGTTCCGGCTCTACTTGCAGCCCGTTGAATTACTGGAGGCCCCGGTTTTAAAGGCCTCCGGGCAAATCACTTTTGAATGTTCCGGATGTTCCGGCGTTTTCGTGGGCACACACACTTTTTTATCGGCGCGGGGGACTTCGCGCCATCACCAAAGAGAGGCAACACCATGCAAATACAACTCATAACCGGCGGGATGGCTACCGACAAAACAACGCGGCTCCGTGCCATTCAGGACGAGCTGAAACACCAGGGCTTGCCCGCTGAAATCCACGTCGGGGCGAGCTGCACTACTCCCTACTTTGTGAACCTGGTCCGCGACAAGGCCATGGCCGGAGCCAAACACTTCCTGGCTGACGACTGCACACAGTTTCAGATCAAGGCCGTCATGGAGTTGAAAACCCAGGGCCTGCACTCCGGCATTCCATCCGACTTTGTGCTGTACCTGGTACGCCAGGCGTAAGGGGGAACGAATGATCATTCGCTACAGCGCCAATACGTTGGTAGGGACACTTTCGTTGCCGTCGAACTACATCGATAAGCGTACAGCCGAGGATCTGGCCGAGCTGGCCGCCATAGCTCACTGGCAGGACCACCCCGAGGAAACCCCAACGTTCATCACCGTCGTGCACCTGCAGGACGTAGACGGTCATGACTTGGGATTGTTTGAAGTGCGCTGTGAACAGCGCCCGGTCTTCACCGCCAGCCAGTTGCGGCAGGCGTGAAAAGAGACGGTGTCGAGGAGTTGCAGCTCCCCGACACCTACCACCACAGAGGAGCAACACCATGCAAGCACAGCACCCAAGCAGCAGCGAATGCAAGGCTACCACAGCCCCCGTCCAGGGCGCTGGCAACACGTTCAAGCCGACGCGGCCGATGTTGGCCATGGCCATGATCGGCGCCGCGCTGATCGGCTACCTGGTGCAGAAAACACCGGATGCCCGCCAGCGCCTCGAAAGCCTCGCCGAAATGGCCCAAACCCTGGGCGACCTGTCAGAGCGTGACGCCGCCGTGGTCGCGCAGCTGCTGGCCCGCCCCAACACTTTGTCCCATACACAGGGAGAGCCCCACTATGTCTGAGCAAGCCACCAAACCTGAATCCCATCTTCTGGACAAGTTCGTTGTCCGCCTCCCTGATGGTCTTCGCCCTGCCATCAACACCCAAGCAAGGGCCAACCATCGGAGCATGAACGGCGAGATTATTTTTCGCCTGGAGCGCTCCCTGCAGCTCGAGGAGCTGTATGAGAATCAGCGCCGCCTGAATGCAGTCCTCCTGCAGCGCATCGAGGAACTGGAGGCACGGACATGTTGATCGACGGCCAGATCATCGCGATCAACGACGCGCAGTACGATTCTGCACGGCAGCAGATGGGGCTCCCATCGGGTTACACGCTCGTCCAGGCTACGGGTCTACTCATGCACAACACGGGGAACGGCTTGGTGCAGATCCGCCTTCCTGCTGGCCTGGTAGTCGGGGAGTTTGAGAGCCTGGACGGCCATCGCTGTTACGGGGTTGTATCGCTCGATGGTCTGGAAAAGTCTCGAGCAATTTAGCCGCTAAAATTTCCGGCTGATCAATCCCACCTTGGGCGCTTCGGCGCCCTTTTTTGTGGCCGTCGAATTAAAAAGCGAAGCAATGACTACGCATGAATTTGATAAATCATGCAAAAGTACCAGAGTCGTCCTGGTCGGCGGGAGGCTACAAAAATGATTGCAAAACCATACAACACTGATCATTAAATAGTCAGCTGAACTTTGAAATGCAATCAATATATCGAAAGCATAAACATCGACAGAGCCAGCAAACACTGCTGAACGCCTCGATATAATAGAGCTATACCAAATCACATATATGCTTAGTCACCAAGACATAACGACATAATGTCACAAGAGTACATTGGTACAAATGTACATACGCGTGCATGCATGAAACTATAGATTCCTGTATTCCGTTAATCCGCTATTCCTTCACCCACCTGCGGTACTACGGTAGTACCGCGTGTTCCTAGGGCTCTCCCCCTCACAGCTCCGGCTGTGCCAGAAGCCCCCACAAAAATATTCCACATAGTTTTTGAAGTTTTTCAAGTTCATAAAAATTGCTTGACTCGCCAAAAAGCCACTATCTAAACTTCACACAATTGAGACATGCCAAACATGGAGATTTAACAGCGTATGAGAGCGGCAGAGTTCAGAGAATTTCGGGAAGAGCTACAGGACAGCAGGAATTCCGTTGCGCTGGTTTTGGAAATAGCAATGTCCGGGGTTGAGTTTTCCGAGGAGGCAAAGAATGGGCTTACCCAACTTGGAATTACAACCCGAGCACAACTAAACACCGTAGTGAAAAAGATTTGCGACTACACCGAAGGGAATACCGCAAGTTGATCGAACAACTCTCGTTGCTGAGCGCGGGGCATTTCTCGTAAGCGATCGAATAGCAGGCGGTCCACCGCCTGCGCTGACGGGCTCAGCGTATGGGAAAAGGTGAGATTGGCCACCCAGGTATGCCCGCAAGTGGCTGCATTGGTGCACTGGCAGTAGAGCTTCGCAAACTCCTTCGACAGATCCTCACGCGACACAATCCGCCCCTTGCTCTGACATTCCTTGCAGTACACCCGCATTCTCTCCCCTCCCCAGGGTTCCGTTTAAGGCACTATTTTGACACAACATCTTGTGTCATCCGTGAGTTACGCCCGCTAAATCAAGGATTTTCTCCAGGCACCACAGGATCTCGCCAAGCAATCCGGCGATCCTCTCGTAGGTGTTCATTGAGCTGATCGAACAGCTGGCAGATCGGCCGGATCTCGTTGCTTGTGTAGACCCGATCGATCTTTTCAATGTCGCCGAAGCCCCCGCTGTTCTCCGGGATGATGCCGGCCAGGGCCGGGTTCATGCGCCAGGCCGCAATTACGTCGTTTCGGGTGATGTTCTTCACCTTTTCCAACTCGTCCTTCGCTTGGAAGTCCCCCACGGGGATGATCTGGATTGCGTTCTCTTTCCCGTTGGGGATGTTGACGAACATCGAGCGGAAGTTGCCCACGCCCTTACTTGCGCTGATCTGCGCGCGCAGGTTTTCTTCGTCTTCCTCGGTCAGGTCCGGGTCGTTGGTGTAGAAGATGTAACCGGCGTGCGCGCCGTTGCTGTAGTAGCGCCGGCGAAAGAGCGTCGCGGCTTCATTGAGCAGCAGCGCCTGCATGCCGCCCAGGTAGTCAGGTACGCCGTAGATGTTCTGTTCCACGTCATAGTCCAGGACGTGCTCGATCTCGTCCTGGTCGAAGTCCTGGTAGTTGTTGTCGGGCAGAAGCATCCTGAAACCGCCGTCCACCTTCACCCGCATGTTGATCGCCGGCAGGTGCTGCAGCTCTAGGACCTGGCCAAAGGCGTTGGGCACGCGATAGCAGTAGGCTTCACCAAACACCATGTAATCCAGACCAGCCCGGCCCATGGTCTGCGTGCTGCAGCCGGCCGAGGGGATGAACTCACGCAACAGCAGGTTGCGCTTGAACTTCGGAATAGCGCCGTGGTGCGCATTGGCGCGCAGCAGCTTGGCCAGGCCCGGCCGCGACACCGGCGGCTTGTAGATCTCGCCGTCGTCGCTGGGAAACACCCCGAGATATTCGCCGATGTTGCCGCTCAGCACCTGCTCCGGTTCCCCGAAGGTGAATGCCCGCATGGACTGTTGCTGTGGTGCCTGCCGGATTTCCTGGTGCTTTCTGTGTCGTCGCTTGGACATTGCTTCCGCTCGTGACGTAGCGGCTACGGCGCCGCTTGTTGGTATTAAGGGGTTCGTGTGCCAGGGCGTGCATCACCGCCCAGGCGATATCGGCGTGGCCCGTGGCATCGGTGCGCGATGCGCTGTAGGTGACCTGGCCGCTGCCGGTCGTGCCGCGCTTGATTGTGAGGAAGGCCTGGGCGATATCAGTCCAGCCGGCGTCCCACTCGATGCGGCTGCCCTGAATGGTGTCCTGGGCCTTGAGCACCAGCGTGTTCTTGGTTTCCAGGCTGTAATGGATCGAGGTCGCCCGCGGGTAGAAGTCGCGCACCAGGTCGAACACCCCGTAGCCAATCCCCGTGGTGTCGATACCAATGTGCTGGACGTTGAAACGCTCTGTGAGCTTCTTGACCTGCTCGGCCTGGTACTTGAACGACTGCCCGCGCCAACTGTGCTTTTCCAGGATCCGGAACTTGGCCCCAGGTTCGAGCGGCGGAGCGACAACGACACAGGTGGCGTCGTCGCGGGTGCGGCTTGGGTCGTACCCCAGCCATACCGGGCTGTTGCCGAATGGCCGATCCTGATCGGGCTGGAAATCTTCCCACAGCGACAGGTCGGAATAGCAGCGCTCCAGGTCTTTCAGCCCGAACGCGCTCTGCGTGCTGTCGATGAACTTGCACATGAACAGTTGCTGGAATCTGTCCTCGTCGTACTCCAGCTGCAACTGCTCCAGGTCGAACAGATCGCAGCCACCGTCCATAGCGTCCTGGATGGTGATTGTTTTGCGCCACTGGCCATCCGGGCACAGCGCGCCCTGTGTGTACGCTGCCTCGCTGGGCCAGGTGCCGGCAGCCTTCTTGCCGCGCTTGTCGTTGCGGAACGTTTCCCCGGTCCAGAACGGGTAGGCCTGGTGGGAGACGGCGCTGGGCGTCGAGAAGTAGGTTTTGCGCCACTTCTTGTGAGTGCCCATGGCGCTGGCCACGGTGCTCAGTTTCTCGAAGTCGCGGATCCAGAAATATTCGTCAACGTAGACATGCCCGTTATAGCCCTGGGCCGTACTGCTGTTCGTAGACATGAACTGCAGCTTCGCCCCGTTACTGAGCACGATAGGGTTGCCAGTCAGCTCGATGCCGAACCACTGCTGGGCGAACGTGACGATATAGCTACGGAAGATCTCCGACTGCGCCCGGCTCGCAGACAGGAACACCTGGTTGTCACCGCTCAACACGGCGTCCATGAACGCCTCGCCGGCGAAGTAGTAGGTCAGGCCGACCTGACGACTTTTCAGGATGTTGCGGACTCGCCGCGTCAGCGGGTTTTGCTTGGCCTCGAACAGCTCCTGCTGATAGCGGTACATCTTGGAGATGAACTTATCCAGGAAGTCCACTTCCGTGAGGCCGCTGATATCGTTCTTGGCCTTTTTCTCTCGCTTCTTGCTGCCACCCTCGCCACGGCCGGAACGTTCGCCCCGCGAGCCTTGGCGGCGCTCCTGGGGCTCGGCCGAGGATTCGCCGATCGGCGCCGGCGATGACATGGCCGCCTGTTTCAGCAACCGCTCGCGAACGGTGGTCAGTCGGTCCAGCTCGTTGAGCTCGTCCTTGGTCAGGGTGGCGGACTTGTCCAGGAGCAGGGTAATTCGCCGCCCTACGGCGGTCAGCGGTTCCTCATCCGAAAGCATGTCCTCCCACCCGCCCTGGCGTATCCAGTAGTAGACGATTCGGATGTTGGGCAGGTTGAGCTGCGCCTGAATTTCCTTGGCCTTACAGCGGCGCAGAAACAGGCGTTTGGCGGCTTCTTTAACTTCGGTCGAGTAGTACATGGGCCGCAGTCTATGCGGCGAAAACGCTAGAAACGCGGGGTTAAATTCCGCGATCCACCTATATTTCGAATCTAGGAGGAACGCGCAGTGGAACCGTTTGTTTGGGGTCGAACGGCTCAATATCTTGGCGGCTCATTCAACCGATTGAGCGCAGTTACCACCTATGCCACGTTCCCTCGTCTCCTATTGGAAGCGCGTAGCCACCAGCGGCCCGACCGTCGATGGCCGCGAGATCCTGCCCCAGGAACTGCGCGACTGTGCCGAAACCTACGACCCCGCGCTGTACACAGCCGTTATCTGGTGTGAGCACGAACGCTGGTTCGGTTCCTTTGGGACTGTGTATGCCCTTCGCCTGATCGAGGGCGCAGAAGATCTGGAGCCAGGCCAAGTCGCCCTTGAAGCGCAGTTGAAGCCGAACGACAAGCTGCTGCGCCTGAACGATGCCGGGGAAAAACTCTTCTCCAGTGTCGAGATCCTTCCGAACTTCCGCGGCCGTGGCAAAGCGTACATGACCGGCATGGCGGTAACCGACGAGCCCGCCAGCACAGGCACCCAGGAACTCTACTTTTCCAACAAAACCAACCGCGCCGCTTACTACGCCGCATCGGTTGAGCTGGGTTCTTTCCATGACAACGAACCCAAGGGCGAGCTGGGCAAGCTCACCGCGTTGCTCACCGGCTTTTTCAAGCGATTCAGCGTTGAAGCCCCCGCCACCGACACCCCTACCACCCCAACCGAGAGCAAACCCCCAATGGATGAAGCTACCGCAACGGCTTTAAAAGCCCTGCTGGCCCAGCTGCTGGTCGTCGCTGCCGGCATTCAGGCCGTGATCGAGCCCGCCGCCGAAGATGCACCTGAACCCGACCAGGCCCCGATCGATGACGTGAGCGCCGCTGTGGACGAGATCGTCACCACGGCCGAAGAAGAGCGCGAATTCCACCGCAAGGGCGCTTCTAACGCTGCCGTACTGTCTGCGCTGTCGAGCCTGCAGAAACAGTTCTCTGTGCTGCAGAACACCGCCACCGGTCGCCAGTTGCCACGCAATGCCGGTCCTGTAACCCAGCCTAAAAAGCGGGTGCTCTGACATGGCCCGTAATCTCAGCGCCTACGGCGCCGAAATGTATGCAGCGCTGCAGCTCGCGATCGCCGAGTCCTACGGTGTCGAGCTCGCCACCAAGATGTTCAACGTTGAGCCGTCGATCGCTCAGGAACTGAACGACGCCATCACCGCCAAGTCGGACTTCCTTTCCCGAATCAACGTCATTCCGGTGACTGAGATCAAGGGCGAGAAGGTGTTCATTGGGGTTTCTGGTCCGGTCACTGGCCGCACCAACACCAAGACCACCGACCGCGAAGCGAAGGACGCTTCGGCGCTGGACCACACGACCTACGAACTGTCCTCGACCGAGTCCGACGTGGGTCTGCCATACGCGAAAATCGACGCCTGGGCCAAGTTCCCAGACTTCCACCAGCGTTATTCCGCCGCAGTGCAAAAGCAGATCGCACTCGACCGGATCATGGTCGGTTTCCACGGTACGCACACCGCCGAGCAGACCGATATCGGCAAGTATCCGATGCTTCAAGACGTGAACAAGGGCTGGCTGCAGCAGTTGCGCGAACAGGCGCCGCAACAGGTGCTCAAGGAAGGAGTGAAGGACTCCGGCAAGGTCAAATTGGGCGCCGGCGGCGACTACGCCAACCTCGATGCCCTGGTGCACGACACCAAGCAGATGGTGGATGAACGTCTGCGTGACGGCGGCGACCTGGTGGCGATCATTGGTAGCGACCTGCTCGCGGCCGACAAGGCCAAGCTGTACGCCAAGCAGGGCGATACACCGACTGAGAAAGAACGCATTGAAGAAGCCCAGGTTATCGAAACCTATGGCGGCCTGCCGAGCTTCAGCGTGCCGTTCTTCCCGGTCAATGCGGTGCTGGTCACCAGTTGGGACAACCTCTCGATCTACTTCCAGGACTCCAGTTGGCGCAAGAAGACGGTAGACAACGAAAAGCGCAACCGCGTCGAGGACTACAACAGCCGGAACGAGGGCTATGTGATCGAGCAGCTGGAAAAAATCGCGCTGACCGAGAACGTGGAGCTGCTGAAATGAGCCTGGCCCTGGCGCACAAGCGCCGCATCCTGGCCCTGGGTAGCGCTGCAGTAGCGGCTGCTGCAGCTGCGCCGGCGGCGTACTCGCCGGCGGAAGCCCTGAGCAGCCCCGCGAACGCTCGCAAGCATCTGGCGCTTATGGAGGCCTCCCTGGACCAGGACCTGGAACGCCTGAGCGCGACCAATGGCTTGTCCTTCAAGAAGGCGCTCAAGCGCCAGGAACTGCTACCCAAGTACCAGGACTTTATCCAGCGCTACGTCGAGTCGGGGCTGAACATGCCGAACCGCGTGCTGGTACAGGTAATGGTCTGGCTGTTCGACACCGAGCAGTTCGAGGACGGCCTGGAGCTGGCCGACTTCGCCATTGCCCAGGGCCAGGAGATGCCGGAGCGTTTCAAGCGGCGCGATATCCAGACCTTTGTCGCTGACGCGGTGATCGAGTGGGCCAACGCCGAGCAGGATGTTCAGCGTAGTCCCGAGCCCTATCTTTCCAACCTGCTGCCCCGAGTGGATGGCGAATGGCAGTTGCCCGAGCAGATCCCGGCCAAGTACCGCAAGTTGCTGGGCATCCGGGCCATGGACCAGCAGGAGTGGGAGGCAGCTATTACCCACTTTGAACGGGCTACCGAGCTTTATCCCGCCATTGGCGTGAAAACCAAGCTGGACGCCTGCCGCAAAGAACTTACCAAACAACGGGCCGAACAGGCCACTGAATAACCCGACTACCCCCCCAGCGGGAACCCGTGAAACGAGTCAGCCATTTTGGCCCGCCCCGTTGAAACGGTGTTTCCCGCCCTATTTGAGCGGCCAGCAATGAGCTTTTCCGGGAAACCCACCACCTTTGTGGATCAGACAATCGAGAACGACGGCTTCTGGCCGAACCTCTCCGTGTCCGAGTTCCAGAAGGGCTACCGCCTGCCGGCGGAGTTCCTGGGCGAACTGCTGACCGACGCCCTGACCATCGCTATGTTCGAGGTCAATACGGACCTGGCTAAGCTGAAAGCGCGCTGGCAGGCCGTGGGCATTGCCAACGTCGCAGCAGCCGATCCGATGCTGCTGCCCGAGCGTGCTCTGCAGGCCGCGCTGTACAAGCGTGCGGTGTACTGCCGCGCCAAGGCCAGCGCCCTGCAGCAGTTCGCCACAGTCACCCGCCGCGAAAGCGCCGAGAACACCGGCAAGGAAGCCCCTGAGCGCGAATCCACTTTCTTGGCTTTCAGCCAGCAGGCCGTCCGCGCCCTGCAGGGCCGCGGGCGCATTACGGCGGCGCTCATATGACCAAGCTGCAGGCATTGACCGCTTACCTGCAGGAACGCCGCCTGGTCGAGCCTGAACAGCTCGACAGCTGGACGGAACAGGTAAAGCTCAAACTCGTCTGGAAACCGGACGTGGACGGAATGCACATGGGCGATATGCGCTATCGCGCCGTAATCGTCCTGGAGCGATTCGCCGACCATCCGACGCGCCTGATGGCCCTGGTTGGCAGCTGGTTGGAAACCCACGATCCAGAGCGCGATCGGCACGAGCTGGAGACGCCGGAGTTTGCCGTTGAGCCGCTGGACAGCGACCTGTTCGACGTGGAAATCGCCCTGGAGTTTGTCGAGTCGCTGTACCTCGCAGAGGACGACGCCGGCGAGATTCAGGCGCTCGGCAAAACCTGGTCATTCAAGCCATATGACCTGTGGATCGCCGAAAAGGGCGAGGTAGCCAGCCATGGCCAGGCATAACCCCCTGAGCCTCGACGCACGCGGGCTTCTGAGCGTGCGCGACCAACTGGCCCTATTGAGTCTGCCGCCGCGGCTGCGCCGCCGGCTGCTGAACAACGCGAGCAAGCGTGTACGGACCATCGGCCGCAAGCGTGTACGTGATCAGCGGAACCTAGACGGCTCGCCCTTCGAGGCCCGCAAAGGTTCGGCCAAGGGCAAAAAGAAGATGGAGGCCGGCCTGGCCAAGTTGCTGCAGGTCACCAACCTGACGCCCGACGAGGCCGAACTTAGCTGGCGTAACGCCCTCACCCGCTGGATCGCCACCCAGCAGCACAACGGCATCAGCGAACGCCGCACAGCCGCACAGATGCGCCGCTGGAACAAGACCGCCCCAGGCCTTGCTGCCACCGATAAGCAGGCGAAACGCCTACGCCGGCTGGGCTTCCGTGTGCGCCAGGCGGGCAAAAAGACGCTGGCCCGGCCGTCAGTGGCGTGGATTCAAGAACATGTGAACTACGCCCAGGCGGGCCTGTTGATTCGCATCCTGGACGACGAGCGAAACGAATCCACCGGCGCGCAGAGCTGGGAAATCGCTTTGCCCAAACGCCAGTTCCTGGGGGTCAGCAACGAGGAAACCAGCCAGCTGCTGCACCAGTTACTCCAACAAATCCTTAACTCTCCACGCTAACGAGGCATTGCATGGCACTCGGTCAAGTCACCGTCAACAATCTCAACCAGGGCCAAGGGCCTGTTGCCGAGATAGAGCGTTATTTTCTGTTCATCGGGCCGGCGGGTAAGAACGTCGATCAGTTGATCCCCCTCAACACCGACAGCGACCTGAACACCGCCCTGGGCGTAAATGACAGCGACCTGAAATTGCAGGTATCAACTGCCCGGCTCAACGGCGGGCAGAAATGGGCCTGCATGGCGGCGCCGATCGGTGCCGAAGGCAACTGGCAGGACGCCCTGGAGAAAGCCCAGCAACAAGGCGTTTCAGTGGAAGGCGTGGTCATTACCAAGCCGGTGGCCACGCCTGGCGAATTGACCGCGATGCATGACGCGGCTATCGCCCTGAACAACAAATACGGCCGTCGTACCTTCGTGCTGGCCGCGTCCGCCGGCATCCTGCCGCTGCAGACCTGGGCGGACTACTTGAAGGATCAAAAGGCCCTGGTCCAGGACCTGGCCGCGCCGCGCGTGGTGTGTGTGCCCCAACTCCACGGCAATGACCTGGGCGTTCTCGCCGGCCGTCTGGTGGACGCCGCCGTCAGCATCGCCGATAGCCCGATGCGAGTGGCCACCGGCCCCGTGCTCGGCCTTGGTCCCGTTCCGCAAGACGCCGAGAAGGTGCCGCTGCCGTCCTCGATCCGCGCCGAGCTGGACAAGGCTCGCCTGTCCGTCACCCAGACCTATCCCGATTATCCGGGCGTGTACTTCGGTGACGCCAACATGCTCGACACCCCTGGGAGTGACTTCCAGGTGATTGAACACCTGCGCCTGGCTGACAAGGCCGCTCGCCAGATCCGCCCGCTGCTGATTCGCCGCGTTGCTGATCGACGCCTGAACAGCTCGCCCAACAGCATGGCCCTGAACACTAACCAGCTGATGGCACCGCTACGCCGCATGGCCAAGTCGGCGAGGTTTGCCGGCCAGGTATTCCCGGGCGAGATCGAGCCGCCGAAAGACGGCGACCTGGTGCTGGTCTGGAAGAGCAAAACCGACATCGAGGCATACATAAAGCTCACCCCTTTGAACAACCCCAAGTCCCTGACGGCAAACATCGCCCTGGACCTTTCGACCGAACAACAGGAGTAACCACGCCATGGCAAAGATTGGCGGCATGAACTTCGACGTGAACGTGGGTGACCTCCTGGTTCACGTTGAAAGCTGCACCCTCGATATCACCGACAACAGCACGGTGGCACAAACCCGGGGCGTGCCCGACGGGTACGTGGACGGTGACGTTGCAGCAGCTGGCGAAATGGAGCTGGACACCACGAACTTTAACCTGCTGATCGACGCGGCCCGCTCGGCCGGCAGCTTTCGCGAGCTGGCTCCGTTTGACCAGGTGTTTTTCGCCAAGGCCGGTAACGAGGAACTGCGCGTTGAGGCCTTCGGCTGCAGGCTGAAAATTTCCAGCTTGCTGAACATCGATCCCAAGGGGGCCGAAAAGACCAAGCACAAGGTCCCGTTCGACGTGAGCAGCCCGGACTTTATCCATATCAACGGCGTGCCGTACCTCGCTGCCAAAGAGATCGAGGGGCTTAGCTGATGGTATGTCCGTTCGACCGCGCCCAGGACCTGGAGCAACGCCAGCGTGATCAGGCGATCGCCGCCCAGCTCGCCCAAGCGCGCTCGACGGGCCCAAGCCTGACCCACTGCGAGGACTGCAACCGCGAGATCCCCGAGGCCCGCCGAGCCCTGGGCGGCATGATCCGGTGCGTGCCTTGCCAGACCACTTTCGAGAAAGGTATTCGCCGATGAACAGAGGCGTCTTGCCATCGCAAGCACCTGCATCGCCGCCGGCGCCACCTGCGTTCGGCGCAGATCCTGCGCGCCTGGGGAACCTGGAGCAGAAAATGGCCGTAGTCGAGCACCGCCTGGGGCAGATGGAGAACCGGCACGAATCGGTACCGACCCGCATCACCAAGCTGGAACAGCAGTTTGAACACATGTCAGACCAGCTTTCCGAACTTAACGAGGGCCAGCAGGCGCTGACCGTCGTGGTATCGGGCATTGGCAAAAAAATCACCTGGTCAATGGGCGTAGCAGCCGCCGCCTGGGCGATCCTGCAGATGCTTGTCCCGGTTGTGCTGCGGTTGGTGTTCCCATGAGCCTGCGCCAGAAGATCATCGCCGGCTCCCTCGGCCTGGTCCTGGGCAGCGGAACGCTAATGGCCTTCCTGGGCAAGTGGGAAGGTGAAGGCCAGAACCTCGTCTACGCCGACAAGCTGGCCCGAGGTCTGCCGACCGTCTGCAAGGGCATCACCAGGTACACCAGTCCTTATCCCGTCGTGGTCGGTGACTACTGGTCGCCTGAGCGCTGCGCCGAGGTGGAACAGCTGGTGGTCGAGAAGGGCCAGTTGGACCTGGCGGACTGCCTGACAAACCCACGGATCAGCCAGAACACCTTCGACGCCCTGAGCAGCCATGCCCATAACTTCGGGGCGCCCAGCACCTGCGCGAGCAGGGCCGTGGGTCTGATCAATGCCGGCCGCATTGCCGACGGCTGCAGGGCGATCGCCTGGGCCCCTGATGGGAAAACGCCTGTGTGGTCATTCGTCACTGTCGCCCCAGGCAAGAAGGTGTTCGTCCAGGGCCTGCACTACCGCCGGCTGGACGAGATGGGGTTGTGCCTGAAATGACCATTACCCCTTTCCGGTTCGTTCTGGCGGTCTGCCTCGCTGCACTGATACCGCTTTTCTGGTTCGTCCAGGTTGTCCAGGAGCGCGACGACGCCCGGCGTGATCGCGACAGCGCCCAACGGGAAGCGAAAGGCCTACGCGAGGCGGCCCGCATCAGCGGCGAAATGCTCGCCGAGCGGAGCGCCTACGACCTCAAACGCACCAAGGAGCTAAACCATGCGCTCGATCAGAACGACAGCCTGCAGCGTGATGTTCTCGCTGGCAGTCAGCGGCTGCTCATCAATGCCACCTGCCCCGCGGCAGTGCGTGCCGATTCCAGATCCGCCGGCATGGCTGATGCAGGCCCCGCCGAACTCGCAGCAAACACTCGACCGGATTATTTCACCCTCAGACGTGAACTAGCCCTGACCAAGCAGATGGTGCTTGGACTGCAAGACCAGATGCGCATTTGTCAGCGCGCCAACCTTTTAAACAATCCCCCAATGGAGCAATACCCATGAGCACTGACGTACGCGAAGTAACCCTGGAAATCGGCGATAAAGAATTCACTTTCACCCTGACGCCGGTGGACGTGACCAAGTATTTCAACGCCATGACCCAGACCAACAAGGTGGCCCCGGCCAACAACCTGTTGGTGACCACCGTCAAACAAGAGCAGCGCGCCAGCCTCAAGCCCCACCTGGGCAACGTGGTGATGGTCATGCAGCTGGCCAACCTGCTGATGGAGGAATACGCGCCAGACGTTGAAGCCGTCGTAAAAAAGCCCTCGGACACGCTGAACGCCTGAGTGACAACAGCCTGGGCCAACTGGTGGCCCTGGCCCATCGTTGGCTTCCTGGTGCCGAGCCCACGCCCGAGGTGATGGGCACGGCCAAATGGCTGGAAGACGAGTATTGGAAACGCATGGAATTTGCCGTAGCTAACGGCATTGCCCTCGCCTTTAACGGATAAACACGTGGCAGACCTGAACGCCCGCCTGGCCTTTATCTTGAGCTTGACCGACAAGGTCACCGCGCCGCTTGGCAAAGTGAAAATGGGCTTTTCCGACCTTGCCGAACAGAGCGAAAAGAACATCAAAACGATGGGCTTGGGCCTGGGCGGCCTGGTCGGATCTGTCGTCGCGATCAATGAATCCCTGGCGCCAGCGCTGGAAGTCAATCGCGCCCTGGGCGACGTCCGATCGCTCGGCGTTACCGAGGACGCGCTGACGGCCCTCAACGCCAAAGCCCTGGAGTTCTCCGTGAACTATGCGGAGAACGCCCAGGAGTTCGTCGCCTCGGCGTACAAGATCGATGGCGCCATTAAGGGCCTGGCCGGCAGCCAGCTGGCCACCTTTACCAACACCTCCAACCTACTGGCCAAGGCCACCAAGACCGACGCGGACACTATGGGCGAGTACGTCGGCACCCTCTACAACCTGCAGAAGTCACAAGCCGATGCCATGGGCAAAGGTGCATGGGTCGAGCGATTGGGCGGACAAACCGCGCTTGCTGTGCAGCTATTCCGCACCAGTGGCGCCGATATGAAGGACGCCTTCAAGGAGGCCGGCGCGATCGCTACCACTGCAGGCGTGGACCTGGCCGAACAGATGGCCGTGATTGGCACCCTGAGCAGCACCATGGAAGGCGGCGACGCCGGCGGGCGCTATAAGGCGTTCTTCGAGAACATCGGCGCGGCATCAGAAAAGCTGGGGATGAAGTTCACCGACGCCCAGGGAAAAATCCTCCCGATCATGTCGATCCTGGACAAGCTCCAGGGCAAGTTCGGCGACCTTACCAGCGCCTCGGCCGGGGCAAAGCTAATGGAGGCCTTCGGCGGTGAAGGCGCGCAGGTGATTGGTGCGCTCGCCAAGGACACCGGCCGGTTGCGCAACGGCATCGAGCAGCTGGGCAAAGTTCGCGGACTGGAGAACGCCGAACAGATGGCCCAGGCGATGGTAGACCCCTGGCAGCAATGGCTGTCGGTGCTGCTGGGGATCCGGATCGCCTTCGGCCAGGTGCTGATCCCGATCCTGGCGCCGTTCATGCAAAAAATGGTCGATATCGGCAAAACCATGATGCGCTGGATTCAACTGTTCCCGAACATCGCCCGAGTGATCGGCATCACCACGCTGACCATCCTGGGGATCATCGCCGCAATGTCGCTGCTGACTTTGACGGTGGGTATCGCCCGTATGACCTGGCTTGGCCTGGTCACCGTGTGGAAGGTGGTCCAGTTGCTCAATCTGCGCACCATCGCAGGCTTTCTCCTGCAGGTGGCCACCGTCGCGCTGTACGTCGTCGGCCTGACCTTGGCGGTCACTGCGCTGGGGCTGATCCGGGGCGCCATGCTGCTTTGGCAAGGGGCCATCTGGCTGGTAAACGCTGCACTGTTGGCCAACCCCGTCGTGTGGATCGTTATCGGCGTTATGGCGTTGATCGCGGCCGTGGTCGCCGCCGTGGTCTATTGGGATGAATGGACCGCTGCCCTACTCAATAGCGAGGCCTTCCAGTGGGTCAGCGACCAGCTGCAGGCGCTGTCGGACTGGTTCAACTCTATGGGCGGTTGGTCAGGCATGGCGAAAGCGGCCTGGGACGGAATCGTAGGGGTGTTCTACAAGGCCATTAACAGCCTGATCGAGATGATCAACACCATCCCCGGCGTGAACATAGAGGCGCGCCTCGGCGATATGCCGGAGATCCCCGGCGCCCAGCAGGCAATCACCGCTGCAGACACGGCCAGCGCCGCCCAGAAAGCTCAGCAGACGATCAGCGGAGCAATCCCAAGCCTTTCCCCAACGCGCCCGACAGCGGTGCCGCGTGGCGGCCTGTTGGCGAGCATCCAGAACAACACGAACAACCAGGACAAGGGGGCCAAGGTGGGCAATGTGAACATTTACACGGCCAAGCCTATGACACCGATGGAGATGGAAAACATGGTCGCAATGGCGGTAGGCGGATGAGCGTTTACGTGGATCTGCTTATCCAGGGCAACGACCTGGCCCTGGACCCGTCGCACCAGCCACTCCCGATCGAGGACCGCGCCTGTATCGCCCAGGACATCGCCCACATGATCCGCGACAGCGGCTTACTGGTCACCCTCGTGGCTGAACGCAACACCCTGCGACAGCGCGACTGTATCCAGCAACTGGAGCTACTGGTGGAGGCGGACGTGCGCCTGGTACCCGGTACCGCGCATATCACCCAGGTGGAGCCCGGCCAGTACCTGGTCACGGCCACAACCCTGGAATTTGGCAACATCGAGGTAACTCTGTGACTGACGTTGACTTTAAAAAAGCGATCGCCGACGCCGGCATACCCACCACCGAGGCGGGCCTAAAAGCCGCATGGGAAAAGGAAGTGGTCGCCCAGGGCGCAAAGGTGGCCAACACCAGCGCCTATTCCCCATTCTGGCGGGTAATGACCGCCCTGGTCACAAAGCCCGTTCTCTGGCTGCTCGACTTCCTCTGTCTGACGGTGCTGCCGAACTTCTTTGTGAAAACGGCTGTGGACGCCTGGCTAGATACCCTGGCCTGGGCTGTGAACGTCGAGCGCAAGGGCGCGACCAAGGCCAAGGGAAAGCTGCTGTTCACCAGGGCCTCGGCCGACGGCCCGCTGGAGCTGGAAAAAGGGGTTACGGTGCAGTCCGCACCGATCAATGGCCACGTCTACCAGCTCAAGACTACCGCCGCCGCCACGTTCCTGGACGGCCAGCTGCAGCTGGAAATACCCGTGGAGGCCAAGGAGTCCGGCAGCGGCTACAACCTCGCCCCGGGTTACTACGCAATCTTGCCGGAGCCAATCCCCGGCATTGTCCAGGTAACGAACGCGGCCAACTGGCTGGCGTCACCTGGTGCTGATCAAGAACCGAATGATCAACTGCGGCTACGTGTGCGCAACCAGTTCTCGGCGGTCAACCAATGGCACACGGACGCCGTCTATCGCGCCATGATCTCGGCGTTCCCTGGTGTGCGGCCGGACGGCGTGTATTTCGAGCACGGCGCCCCGCGGGGACCGGGTAGCGCGAATGCCTATGTGTTGTTCGATGCCGGCGTGCCGGCGGACAGCTACCTGCAGGAGATCAACGCACATATCCGCGACCAGGGAAATCACGGCCACGGCGACGACCTACTGGCGATGATCATGCCCGAGACTCCGGCCAGTATTCACCTGAGCCTGTGGCCACGGCCGAACATGACGGCAGACCAGGTGCAGCAGTTGGAGGCAGAGGTAACGCTGTTCGTGCGCGCGGCATTCCGCGAGAGCACACCCAGGGACTACCAGCCGACGCTGACTTATCCACAATCGCGGTTCAGCTTCAGCCAGCTGGGAACCGAGCTACACGAGCAATTCCCGGGCATTGAGTCCCTACGGTTCACACCGGGCGACGACTTGATCAGCGGCCTGACTATCCCGCGCATCGCGGACCTGACAGTGGTGGTCAAATGATCAAGCTCAAGTTGCCGTTCTGGCTGTCCGGTACCGAACTTTCAAAGCTGACTGCAGCAGCACAAGCCTGGTGGGAAACAGTCACTGAGTGGCTGCGCTGGCCTTACCTGCAGATCGACCCCGACACCTGCCACATGACCATTCTGGAGTTGTGGGCCTGGCAACGCGACGTAACGCGCTTCAACGGCGAGCCCGAGGCGCTGTTTCGGCTTCGCGTGAAATACGCCTTCATCAACTCGGTGGACGCCGGCAGCACCGCCGGGATGAAACGCATTTTCGAGCGCCTGGGCGTGGGCTACGTCGAAATCGATGAGCGCCACCCGGACCGGGATTGGGACGTGGTGTTGCTCAAGTTCAGCAATACACAGCTGTCGCTCAACCCCGAGCTGTTGCGCGTACTGATCCAGCAATACGGCCGGACGTGCCGCCGCTATGACTTCGTGACAATCACCCCCGTGGGCCTGCAAATGGCCCTGATCGACTTCAACGACGACCAGCAAACGCTGGTCGCCAGCCTGTAGGAGCGCACTGTGAGCGCAAATATTACCCTCGCCGGCGAAAGCCAGATCGCACTCAAGCAAAGCCAGAAAAAGCCGCTGATCATCAGCACGTTCATTTTCGCCAACGTGCCCGGGCTGGATCCTGTCGCGCCGATCGACCGCAGCGCTGGCAAGCCGCCGGCGGCGCAGATCGTCCACGTCTACAGCATCCCTGCGAAAAACGCCGGCTACGTGAACCCCAATCAGGTGGTGTACAGCGCCCAGCTGGGCTCTGACATAGGCGATTGGGATTTCAACTGGGTCGGCCTCGAGGACGAAGACGGAATTCTGTTCGCTGCGTCCTCCGTGCCGCTGCAGCAGAAGCGCAAGAACATCCCGCCGCTGCAGATCGGCAACAACGTGACCCGCAACTTTCTTGTGGCATTCGACGGCGCCCAGGAACTGACCAACGTCACGATCGACGCCGCCACTTGGCAGCATGATTTTACTGTGCGCCTGGCCGGCATCGATGAGCGCGAGCGCCATAGCAACCGGGACGTGTTTGGTAGAGCCTGCTTTTTCGGTAACGCGCTGCAGCTGCAGAAAGTGGACGGGGTGTACTCCCTCAGTCCTGGCCGCGCCTATATCGAAGGTATCCGCCTGGAGCCCGCCAACGCACTACCAATCACCCCGCCGACGTTGCCGGCAGTGGTCTGGCTGGACGTAGCCCTGGAGCGACAACTCAATGACAAAGTAGCCACCTTTCAGGTGGTGTATGGACTGGAAAAGGCCGACTACGTCGATAGCGCCGGCACACAGCACTATTGCGTTGCAGTCGCTCGTATCAACAGCCCTGAGCTGATCGAGGATCTGCGCAACGTAGCACCCCGCTCAGTCCAGCCAATTACAGGCCCTTTGATTGAGTATTTCGCAGCCCGGGACGGGGACTACGCAAAACTACGCGCACGCGGCACCACGAAAGGCGACGTGGGGCTGAGCAACCTGCCCAACGCCAAGAGCGACGACCCAACGACCAACAGCAGCGAGATCCTGGCCACCACCGCCGCCCTGAACAAAGTGCAGCAGCAGGCCGCCGACTCGCTGACAGGGATGGTGGCCGCGTTCTCCATGAGCTGGCCGCCCACGGGTTGGTTGAAGTGCAACGGCGCAGCAGTTTCCCGCACAGCCTATGCGCGGCTCTTTGCATGGTTGGGGACGCATTACGGCCCCGGTGACGGCTCCACGACGTTCAACCTGCCCGATTTGCGAGGGGTTTTTGTACGGGGCTGGGACGACGGGCGCGGAATGGACCCCGACCATGGATTCGGCACGTTCCAAGAAATGATGTACCAATCTCACGCCCACGGCGCATCGGCAACAGCCGTCGGTGACCACGTGCACGGCGCATGGACAGACGCACAAGGGGAGCACCAGCACCCGGCATGGACCGATACCCAGGGCGCCCACCAGCACACCGCCCCGCGAGCCCAAAACAATAACGTGGGTGGAGGCAGCCCCAACTTCACGACAGCAAACCTGCAGAACGGCACCACCGCCCCGACAGACTGGGCTGGAGCCCACGCCCACAACATCGGTATGGGCTCTGCAGGATCCCACGGCCATAACGTAGGCATCGGCGGGGGCGGTAACCACACCCACGCCATCACCGTGGCCGCTGCTGGTGGGGCCGAAACACGACCGAGAAACGTCTCCCTTCTTTTCTGCATCAAGTATTGAGGCCTGCCATGTTGACGAAAACTGTCTACCAGACCGACCCCCGCGGCCTCTACGTTGGCCCCGTTGAAGCCGATCCGAACCCGCTTGAGCCTGGGGAACTTCTCATTCCGGGCGGGTGTGTAACCGTCCCCCCACCGGAGACTCCGGAACACAAAGTTGCGCACTGGACCGGCAAGAAATGGCAGTTGCTCGACTACTTCGAGAACGCGACGGTTTACAGCATCACTACCGGCGAGCCCCTAGTGCTGGACGGTATGCGGCCGATGCCCAGCGGCTACACCCTGAAACAGCCGGGCCCGAACCAAATCTGGAAGGGCGGAAAGTGGGTGGATGACGAAGCGGCCATTCTCTCGGCGTTGTACCAGGAGAAGCTGGCGGCGATCGGGGCCGACTGCAGCAGCTACATTCAGGGCGGTTTTTCCTCCGATGCGCTGGGTTGGTCGTTCCGCTATGCCAGCGAACTGGAGGACCAATTGAACCTGACGGGGCTGATCCTGGCGCAGATCGATACGGAATATCCGTGCTACGACGAGCACCAGGTGAAAACCTTTCGCCTGCATACCGCCGCACAGCTGCAGGAGGTTGGCCAGGACCTGGCCAGGTTCCGCCAGGCTGCCTTGCAGCATGCCGAAGCGCTCAAGCAGGCGTTGGCCGCGGCCCTGGAGAGAAAAGACCTCAAGACCATGCAGGCCATCACCTGGGCGCCATCGGTATGACCTGGGCGCCGGTAACCATGCGTTGGCCAGCGCAGGCAACCGCCTGGATGGGAGATCTGTCAGCAGCCAAGGATCTGGCCGGGCATGAGCTGGCCAGCACTGCGCAGCGCCTGGCGGGCCTGGACGGTTTGGTCAGCACCAACCCGGGGCCTGTCGGCAACGCCGCACAGGGTGCGATCGCCGCCGGCCGCGCCGCGTTGGCCGCCCAGCTTGGCGAAACACCCGCCTGCCTGGCCGTAACGCCGTTCCAGGGCAGCGTCGGTCAGGGCACGGGGCACAACCGTTTTCTGTCCGCGCCCAACTTGCTTGAGCATCTGGGTAAAAAACTGGAAGACGCCACGGACGGCGGACGCCCTAGCGGGCCGCAGTACGCCCTGGCGATCCTGTTCCTCAGTACCCGTCTGGACCACCTGGCCAACAGCCTGGCGCGCTTCAATGCGTTGTTGCCGGTACCGGACCTGGTGCGCACTGAACGCCGCGCCCGGCACCTGATCGCCCTGGAAACAGAAAAGTGGGAGATCCCCAGCGCCGGCCCGCTGCCTCGGTGGCAGTCCCTGCCGCTGGAGCGCTGCACAGTGGTCAAGGCCGCCAAGCAGTCTATGGCTGGCCAGATTGCTGTCCTGGAGAGCTACGCGGCCGACAGCTCGCCTATGGCCGATCTGGCTGCACTGGCTGGCCGCAAGGCCGCACAGCAGCAAGACCGCGATCAGCAATTGGCCGACCTGAAAGCGCAGCTCGCCGGCGGAAGCGCGGATATCAGCATGCGCGCCCGCCTGATTGGTCCAGGGAACACCGCCGAGTTGCGGCGCCAGCTGCTGCAGGGCGATGCCCCGGGGCATGAGTGGGTTCTGTGCGCCGGCCTGCTGCTGGTTGGGTCGGAGCAGGGATTGAGCTTTGTACGGGAGCTTGTAGGCCTATGACGCTGCTACTCGACGGGCACCTGGTACAGGGCAAGAACCTCAAGGTCACGGCAAACCTACGCATGGAAAGCGGGGATATGTCCGGGCAGACAAGCAACACCGAGAAAGCCCACAAGGGATTCAAGCCCAAGACCCTGGCCGTCACGCTGTTGATTCCGTTCGTGGATAAGGACCAGTTGCGCGATCTGATGCGCTTGGCAGAGGCAACCGCCAGCGGTGGTCAGCTGCACCTCTATCGCGTGGTCAACGACACGGCCGAGGCCTTCGGCGTGCGCCAGGTGGAGTTCACCGACGGCGTGAGCGCCCGAGAGGATGACACCCTGCGCCAGTGGCAAGTCCAGTTCACCCTGAGCGAACGCCAGTCGAACCCGGAAAAAGTCGAAGGGCGGCGCCCTGGGAATGCCATCAACGCCCAGGCCGGCCCAGGCGGAACAGTCGGGGGGCAAGCAGGCGAGGACGCCACCAACGGCGCGGCCGAGCTGACCGGGTTTGAAAAGACCCTGAGCAAGCTGGACAGATGGCTGGGTGGAGGTGCGACCGAATGAAGCTGCATAAGGTGCTGGCCATCAACTCGGTGCCGGTCGTCATGGTCAAGGACGACGTGAGGTTGGACATGAAAAGCCCCGGCCGGGCGACCTTCACAATTCAGTCACCGGCGCCGGTCAAAGGCCTGGTAACGCTGGATATCGGCTACAACGAGGCGCCGCTACAGCGTCACTTCATCGGCTACGTTGAACGATGTTCCGCGGCCAACAGCATCGAGCAGGTGCTGTTCTGTCGCGAGCTCGCGGCCATCCTGGCCAACCCGCTACCCCTGAACTTGCGCCATGTTGACCTACGGGCAGTCCTGGGCGCGATCAGCGAACAGACGGGCCTGCGTTTCCGTGTTCCGGAACAACCTTATGCCAGCGTGAGAGCGCCGTTTTTCTACAGCCTGGCCGCCGGCTACCAGGCCATGGACAGCCTCGGCCGGGTGTTCAACATCCCCGACTTTATCTGGCAACAGCAGGGTAATGGGGAGGTGTTTGTGGGCAGCTGGGCCGATAGCTTTTTCGGTACCCGGCCGCCGCTGCAGCTGCCGACCGAACTGTTTGACGGCTACCAGGGCAACCAAAGTGCGATGGTCGCGGCCCTTCCTGGGCTTCGACCAGGTGCAACAATCAACCAGGGCGAGCGGATCACCAGTGTGACCCTGTCCGACAACCAGATGGGCATTCGATGGAAGACGCAATCCGCCGCGCTGTAGAGCGACAGTTCCCGGAACTCACCGGCGGTTACCACCTGCCACGCTTCGGAAAGGTGGTGGCTGTACCCGATGCGCCCCAGGCCCCTGGCCTGTGCGATGACTTCCGGCCCCGCTTTAGCGTTGACGTCCAGGTACTGCTGCCCAACGGCGAACCAGATCCGGCCTTACCGATCCTGAACAGCCTGCCGCTGCCAGCCCCCATGGGCGGCCAAGAGGCCGGTATGTTCGGTTTCCCCGAGGAAAACACCACCGTCGTGGTCTGCTTCGGGTATGGCCAGCCTGATAAACCTTTCATCACTCAGGTTCTGCCGCATGGCCTGAGCTTGCCCCGGGTTCCGAAAGGCGATCAGGTCTGGCAGCACAGCGAGGCCTGCCAGCAGCGCGTCGATGCCGATGGCAACTGGTTGCGCCAAACCGATGGCAAGATCCAGGACAAGGCGATCGAGCGCGAGGTGGAGGCCCTGGACAACCGCGAGCAGTTCCAGAGCCACACCCAGACGATCGACGACCATTCGACCGAGTCAGTGGGTGGGGTGAAGAAGATCGAGGCCCTGGGCGCGCTCAAGCTGCTTTCAGGCGGGTCCGCAAGCCTGGCGGCCGTGGACGACCTGCACCAGGCCACCGGCCGCGACCTGAACCTGGTGGTGGGGCAGAAACATAACGCCACTGTCGGCGGTGATATGCAGGAGAAAATCCAGGGGCTGCGCCGGAGTGTGGCGGCCGTCAGCCAGCACCTGCAGGCGCCAAGAACCTGGATAGGGTCAGAAGGGGTTAACGTGCTGCAGGTGATATGCGATCTGCTCGACCTGGTGGCCGATATGAACAACCAGCTGGCAGCTCATACCCATGGGCCGACACCGCCACCGGGCAACGCCGCTGCATTCACTGCAGCGGCAGCCAAGGCCAACCTACTGGGCGGAAAGATGAAGCCAATCACCCTTTAAAAGTTGAGTCTGAGCACCGTCCGCCAGAGGTTTTTAATCGGCGAGATCCGGTGCTTGTCCCAATTGCGCTGCCACCATTCATCCTCGTTTTTTACCTCGGCCTCGATGTCGCTGCCGGTCATGGCCGCCGGATGTTGACGGAACAGCATCGGGAAGGCGCAGTGCTGTTTTATGCGCTTCTTGAAGATGACATCTACAGGTGTGCCGCTGTAGGGCGTGTTCGCCAGGATCTCGCAGCCCTCCCGGGACAGTATGTAGGCGTGCAGGGCCACGACACGGCCCCGAGCAATGAAGGGGAACCAGGTTAACCAGGTTCGTCCCATGCTGTAGCCCAGGTGCAGTGCTTCAAACTGCTGGGTACGGATGAATTTATTGATCCAGCGTATGGGGGTCGCTTTCAGCTCATACGGCGCAACGTCGTCTTCGAAGATCAACACCCGATCAAGCCCGCGCTCGAGGGCAATCCGCGCCAGGTCCTGGTGCGACTCATAGCAGCCACGCACAGGGTCTGCGTGCCGCTCCACGACATGGAACACCACCGGGTTTCGGATCAGGCTTTGTACCGAGTCCCGGAACAGCTCTCGCCGGTCTGATCGCTCTTTCAACGAAATGCAGTAGACAGCATCCACGTCGAACATGATTTTCCCGCCCAAGCCTTTAATCCTTTCTGACACCAACCCACTCCCGCAAAACGACGAAAGGCGCGGACTAGAGCCGCGCCTGTGGCGGCAATTATGTCAAAACGATGGCGGGGGGGACTGTACTGAACTTGTTACGATTGAATTCCAACGGCACGCATCATAAATGTTGCACATGCATCATAAATGATGCATAATGGCTTCACCGAAACGGCGAGGGATGCAGATGAAGTACAGCGAGTTTCGGCGATGGTTGAAAGCCCAAGGCGCGGAGTTCCAACCCGGCAAGGGCAGTCACTTCAAGGTCACCTTGAATGGCAAGTCAACCGTGTTTCCAGACCACGGAGCCAAGGAAATGGGCGAAGGGTTAAGGAAGTCGATAATCAAACAGCTGGGCCTCAAGGATTGAGGCCCAGTTGTACCCCGTTGGGAGAGGTGGCAAATGTTCAAGTACGCATTGGAAATTCACGAAGAGCCCGGCACCGTCTGGCTTTCGTGTGAAGAAATTCCGGAGTTTCACGCTGCCGGTGACACCGTAGGCGAGGCGCTGGATTGCGCTTTGGATGCGCTCGAGACGGCTCTGTCTATCTATGTCGATGAACGCCGCCCGATTCCATCTGGTAACGCCGAGGCTCAGGCAGGGCACGTTCTGTTGCGCCTTCCAGCCCTCACCGCGGCGAAGGTCGCACTGTGGAACGCGGTGTTGGATGAAGGCACCACCAAGGCAGAGTTGGCGCGCCGCCTGGGGATTCAGCGGCCGCAGGTGGATCGCTTGCTGGACTTCCTGCATGACTCGAAGATCGAGAACGTCGAGCGCGCCCTGCAGGAACTCGGTCGGCGGATCTCTATCACCGTCGAAGCTGCATAAGCACCAAGTCAGCAACGACTAGGCCCCCACTGCTCTATCGGGTAGTGGGGGCTTTTTTTATACATAGCGAACGACTATTCCAGTCGGCACCACCACGACTGTGCATAGGCGCAACCGTCTATGTATTCGATCCCGCTCAATACAAAGCCTGTCGGCGCCATACCGGCAAGGGTGGCATCCAGTAGTCGCGGAAGCTGTTCTATATCGAGAGGCATCACTCCTGCGATACGGGCGACGTTGGCCGCACGCCCCATTGGCGTGTCGCTTTCTGAGTTCACCAGGACGTTGCCTTTTATCGGTCGATAGCGGCGCCTCTCCTTAGGTGTCAGGGCCTTGCCTCTAACGCGCATAGGGGTCACTAGCATATGCATAGAAAGGACTCCCTATTCGCTGTCAGGCCGATCAAGCATTGCCTCTATGGCATAGGCCAGAGCACCGTCCGCTTGTTCCAGAAGGTCGCCCAGGTCGTGGCCATCGATCACTCGCGCCTGGTGCAACGCGTGGGCCCGTCTCACCAACTCCTTGTGATGCGCGCCAGGCTGATCGAGCAGCGCGGCAGAGTCCTGCAGTAGCTCCTGCCATGAGGCAATGGCTCTGATTCTGCCTGGTGTTGGTTTGACACTCGAATAACTCATCACAGGTGGTCCACTGAACAAAAATACTGTATGCTTAACCAGTATAAAGACCCCAAACGGATGGGCCGTTGGATTCCGATGAACTGCATACCAAGTAAAGCAATGAGCGCAGAACCGATCATTCGGGAGGGACTGGTTTTCATCAGATATGCACATATATGTTGTACATACGCCCAACATACCCCTAACAGCTGTTGCGTCCCCTGCATTGCTAGTCAATACTTCGCCTGCACCCGAAAGGGGTTAAGGCTTTAGAGAAACGGAAACCGTAGACCCTAAGCCCAACTGGTTGAAGTGAAAGACAATCAGCTAACTGGTAAGTAGGGCGCCTATGAGGCGCTTTTGTTGTTTTTTGGTGAGTCGCTTTCGTAGGTTGCATGCGTTTCCACTATCGCGGTGGGTATGCGATAGGTTTTCACCCTTTACACATGGAGGGCCACAACGTGTTCAGCGCAAAATCGATTGCTAATTACTTCCTGGAACTGGCCACAGCCAGTGGTCAGTCTATTAGCCCGATGAAGCTGCAGAAGCTGGTGTACTACGCGCACGGATGGTACGCCGGCTATACCGAGCGCCCCTTGATAAATGAGGCGGTGGAGGCTTGGCAATATGGCCCTGTGATTCCATCCCTCTATCACGAATTCAAACGCTTTGGCTCAGGCTCGATCGAAGGCAAGGCTTTTGAATATGACGCGCTGGGTGTCCGGGAGGCATTGCCCCCATCTGATCCGGATATTCGGACATTCCTCCAGAATGTGTTCAACAGCTACGGCCAATATTCCGGCATCCGCCTGTCTGAGATGACGCATGCCACTGGCACGCCTTGGGACACGACCTGGAATGAGTGCAAAGGAATGAGGGGCGTCGATATACCGTTCCCTAAAATTGCCTCATATTTCAAAGCTGCGGTGCAGAAGACACAACAGGCGGCGCAAGCTTGAGTGCTGAAGAAGCGGTTCCCCAAAGTAAAAAAATAGGGTCGTTTCAAATCGATCCTATGGCCGAAGCAGCAACTGCCCAAATCACAGGCTCAGGCAACGATGAAAATGCTTTTTTTGCTAATGGCAAAGAACACTTTCATCTGCAGCACAACCAGCAAAATCTCGGCTGGCTAGGCAAGTTTTGGGGGGCCACCAATACCGCCGCACCAACAAATATTGCAGGGTTCGTGATAGGAATCTCTGCTTTGCTGATCGTGGGTAGTTTCGCTATTGACCAAACCCCGGAACTCAGCGAAGCCCGCAAATGGCTGTACGGCCTGACCACTTCGGCACTGGGTTTCGTTTTTGGTTCTGCAACCAAGAAGTAACGATATCTCGCCCTAACTGTCTAAATGAGCCCGCTAACGCGGGCTTTTTTTCAGCATCCTCATTGTTATCTCGACTTCGCCACCCAAACGCCCCTCCCCACTCAACCCTGCATCGCTGAAATTTCAGTTGAAAGAAAAATCAGACCAAAAAAGCACTTATCCCCCTCCCGCCGGCGGGGTTTGCGTCCGTTTTTTGTGCAAACCGGCAGGGTGGTGCAAACCAGGCCCCAGCCCAGGCCCGCTACGGGGTCTGTGGGGCGTTCGGCACTTGCACGGAGTGCAAGGTTTTGCAGAGAAATGTTATGAGCTTGCACGGCGTGCTGTGGCGCCCTGGGCCAGGTCGCAATTCTGGAAGCCCCGGCCCGCCTGGGCGAAAAGCTGAAAAACCGCAGAAGACCGCAGTTTTCAAAATCGGAACGGCTCCGAAAGTTGTTGACCTGGTCGGATCCGGCCAGCCCCCGACGAGGGGCCGAAAACCAGGCGGGCTGTGGCCTGTAGCCCAATCATTGAGCCGGCGAAGATTGCACAGCACGTCATTGGGCTGCAGATCCATTTTTTCTATGGACTTGACCACCCATTTACATTGCCGTTGACCGATTCGACGGTAGGTACTAAACACACAGAGGGAAAGCGTGAGAACAGGCTACAATCAGCTGCACCGACTATCCCCGCGTCGGTGCCTGGAGCCGGGAACGTAAATTTTCTTGCGCTCTTCAACAGTGGGATCGATAAATTAACAGGACACTTGGTGTGCGCCGGTGTCGAATACATAGGTCAACCAGCGCAAAGGAGGTCAACGTGGCGAAGAATTTCTTAGATTTAAATACAAGTCCAGATCTGTTGCTTGCGCTCAAAGGGGCCGCGCAACATAAGCAGACGCCCGAGGAAGTATTGGAGCAGCGTGTATCGTTCGTCTACGGGTCTGTGGGCTCGGAGAACGGAGTCACCCGCGAGCAGGTTCGCAAGCTGATCCTTGAGCAGGAAGGGGCCCAAGGAGCGAAACGGTGATCCTGTTCGAGCTATGTGGAGGCACCGAGCAACACCCAGTTTATCAAGAACTAGAAGTCTCCAATGGCAATCGGCAGTACGACTTCTTGAGGTCCATAGTGGGTGCTGCACTGGCTACGCAGCGCCCGTTCTTGTCGACCCACATCATTAAGGCATTGAACTTTCATGCGATTACTTGCCTGCATACTAATGCCGGCGAATACCGCCCTTGCCAAGTCTACGTAGGCAACCATACGCCCCCAGCCCACTACCGTGTCGAGGCGCTCATGGATGACCTTGTAAATATGGTGAACAGAAGCTGGGAGCAATCCGACCCAGTGGCGCTGTCGGCATACGTGCTCTGGCGACTGAACCACATTCACCCATTCATCAACGGCAACGGTCGAACTGCTAGGGCCGCCTGCTATTTCGTGCTGTGTGTGAAATCCGGTAGCTGGCTACCAGGAACTACGATCCTTCCTGAGCTGATTTGTCGCGACCGGAATGAATACGTTGCTGCACTCCAGCGTGTAGATGAGTCTTTGCCCCAAGGTCTGCCTGATCTAAGCCCACTGCATGAGCTGTTGTCCAACCTCATCGCCGAGCAACTCAGTACACAACCCTCCCCCGCTGAGGCCCCTCAGGACTAACCTCCATAATGCCTTTGTCTCTGCACTACGCCGCATGGCGTAATCAGCGGACACGCGACAACGAAACGGACGGGCAATTCTGGATCGAGTGACCAACACCCTACCCCGCCCGCTAGCGTCCACAAAGTGTCCACGCCCGCTCGATATACCCACCTCCAATAAACCCAAATATCCCTTTAAACATTGACAATGTCGGCAATCAACCAATGATTACAGCCGCTTTATGAGGGCTCATAATCCTTTGGTCCACGGTTC